TGTAGGTTCGACTCCTGTCAGGCCCGCCATTTCGGAAGGCGCCAGATTGCGGGGTGGAGCAGCCTGGTAGCTCGTCAGGCTCATAACCTGAAGGTCGTTGGTTCAAATCCAGCCCCCGCTACCAATCAGAAAGGCCAATGTTTACTGGACATTGGCTCTTTTTGTGGGGTGGGGTGGGGACGGACATGGGGACGAGAAAAACGAAAGGAAGCACGATGAGTTTATTCAAGAAACCTGGCAGCGACTACTGGCACATGGACATATACCGTGGCGCCGGACGCAAGCGCATCAAGCGATCCACCGGCACGAAGGATCTGAGCGAGGCACGCATCATCGAGCAGGGCTTCATGCGCGTGAACCGCGGCGAGACGACGCGCGAGAAGATGGTGCAGCTCCTGGATGCGATCCTCGGCCCGGAAGAGAAGGGGCTCCCCATCGAGGACGTGGGGCAGTTCTACAGGGCGTGCGTCGAGGACGAGAAGCGCAAGCTCGGCGCAAAGACGCTCAAGACGCGCGTAAACCTCGCAGGACGCTTCGCCGTGTGGGCGCGCAGGGAGACAAGGGTGCGCACCGCCGACGACGTGACGGTGGCCGTAGCGTGGCAATTCAGCGAATACATCGGCAAGCAGGCGGACGTCACCAACAAGACCCGCAACGCCTACATGAGCGAGCTTGGCACGGTATGGCAGATGCTCATAAAGAGATCCAGGGCGAAGGAGAACCCGTGGACGGTTCCGCGCGTCCAGCGCGACCGCGACCAGGAGCAGACCGGACGCGCCTTCACCCGCGAGGAGGAGCGGCGGATCTTCGAGACCGCCGAGAAGGTGGGCCACGAGTGGTTCGAGATGTGCGTGATCGCGCGGTACACCGGGCTGCGCATGACCGACGTGAAGGGGCTGAGGTGGAGCCAGGTGGATCTCGAGAACCGGCGGGTCGTCGTCGTGCCGGTGAAGACGGCCAGGCACGGGATCGAGGTGGGGCTTCCGATGCACCCGAAGCTGGCGGCAGTGCTGGCCGCGCGCAGCGCGGCCATCGGGACAGGAGGGCCGGATGCGGAATTCGTGCTCCCGGAGAGGGCGAGGCACGACGGGAAGAAATACTTCAAGGGCGACATGCCGTTCTCCAAGATCCTGAAGCTCGCGGGAGTGACGGACGACGGCGACGGACGGTACAAGCTCAGCTTCCACTGCTGGCGGCACACGTTCGCCACGAGGCTGAGCGAGGCCGGGATCGACAAGGACACGCGCATGGCCCTCGGCGGATGGACGGTCAACGAGACCGAGCGGATCTACAACCACGACTGGGCGAGCCTCAAGTCCGCCGTGGACGCGATGGAATAGACCGCGCCAGGAACGGCGCGGCGCGGGACGGACCGGTCAGAACTCCGACTCGGGAATGCCCGACTGCCGGGCGATGCTCTTGAGCGTGCCGACCTTGATCATCGTGTTGCGGCCATGATACGGCACGGTCACGATCATCACCTTGCCGGGCTTGTGGAAGTTCCGATGCGAGCCGACGGCGCGGATGAACTGCCATCCGTTCGCCCGGAGCACGGCGGACACGCGAGAGTACGGCTTCGCCTTCACGCAAACACCGGCTCCATGATGTCGCCCTTTGCAAGCTCGGGCTTCCGGTCGCGCATGGCAAGCTCCCACGCGCAGGCGAACCAGCCAGTCACGGCGTCGCGTATCATGGCGCGCACCTCGTCGAGCGTCTCGCCCTGCGTCACGCAGCCGGGAAGCGAAGGAACTTCAGCCCAGTAGCCGGTTTCTGGGGCTTCGCACTTGTGGATTATGGCCTGTATGTTTCCCATGGCGCGTATTATAGCACATCGGGCGAAACGGCGGGGCAGAAAAATCAAATAATATTCGCGGCGTGGTCAAAGGGCTGGCGCGGCTTTTGAGCGAAATCCTGCAACAAGCAACGGCGGCCATGAATGCCGCCGGATGCAGGGTCGCTATTTCTGCATACTGTCTTACAGAGACGCGGGAAGTATACACCACTTCTTGTGCGCCTGTCAACGGGGCATGGAGGAAAAAATGAAAAAAGTTGCTGATCGTTTAAAAGAGCTACGCGGCACGCGCACCCAAGCAGATGTTGCTAAAATGCTTGGCTGGCCTTATCAGACTTGGGGAAAGTACGAGTCTGGAGCCATGGAGCCTAACGCAAAAACCATCAGAAAAATATGTGCGGTGTTCCACACAACTTCTGATTGGCTGCTCGGCCTCTCTGGCGAGTCTGCCGACGCGAAGGCGGCCGTAGTGGCCTCATCGCGCATCGCGGAGCTGGAGGCGGAGAACGCCCGCTTGCGCGGCGAGGTTCAAGGTTTGCGTTTCGCGCTCGAGGCCGTCTCAAAAGGGGTGCCGCCTGTCCCGGCTTCCGCGCTCCGTTCGCGCCCTGCCTCATCCGTCGCCTAGTCGGCTGAAAGGAGTACCGCATGAAAGTAATTCAAATCATATTGGGTCTGATTGGCTTTGTCTTGCTGACCGTCTATCAATGGCTTCCTTTCTTTGGAGTGCTGTCAATAATTGGAGGCGTTGTCGGATTTGTTACTGGTTGGGAAATAGCAGGCAGGGCGTTGCTGTTAGGCATCATTCTTCTGTCAGTTCGTTATGCGATTGCATTGTTATTTCAATGGATTTTAACACGGAGTTCAAAGTGAAAATGAAGTACATTCTATGCGCGATGTCAGTGGGCTTGGTAATCATGGCCGTGCATGACCACGATTTCTACTATGCCGTGATGGGATGCTTCTGCCTGTTGGGGTCTGCGTATTACGATGGATAAGGTTCTTTTTTCGGAACGCAAACGGCTTGAAATAATTGCCGAATCTGACATCAAGGAGGCAATCGACCGCGCGATCGAGAGCGCTCCTGGTGCCGTGGCATTATCCGATGCCACGATCGAGCGCGGCTTCTGGTACATTCCTTACGTCTACGGCGAGGGCTGGATTGCGGTTGAAGGCAATCCTGTTTTTGAGTGACGTTGCCCTGCTTGCCTCCCGCTTCAGTGTGCCATTTCTCAGCTCTGTAAGACAGAGCAGGTGAATAGTACAGGAAACAAACAGGAAGGTCAAGTGAAATGGACATGACGCTGAAGATGCAGACGCCTGGCTGGAGGCCGGAAACGGGAGACGAGCGCCTGGCGGTGGTCGAGCACTGCCGGACGCTCGGGATGAGCCGGGACGAGGCGGAGAAGTTCGTCCGCTACAACGCAATCCGAAGGTGGAAGTGCTGCGAGCTTGGCTCGGTGGCCGACGCGGCGAAGGAGTGGATCGCGGCGGCCAAGAAGTCGGGCGAGCTACCGTGCGCAGATGACCGGCTCAAGGAACTCTCGAAGGAGGTGCGCGAGCTGCGCCAGACGACTGAGAAGATCGCGATCCTTCTCAGCCTCGTCTACGGCAAGTGCGGCGAGACGGACATCGGGCGGGTAGTCGCCGAGATGATCGAAGAGAGGAACGCCTTTCACGATTTCGTCTTGCGCCGCCACGAGTTCCTCAAAACGTGTGCGCGCCGCGGCGGCCTTCAGCGAGAGGACATCGAGGAGCTCGAGGGTCTCGAGCCCGGCGGCGAGCGCGACGGGAGAGAGGGCGTCTGAGGAGTAGTTCTTCATGGCACGGATTATACCACAGGAAACGGAGGATCGGAAGATGGGAGAGCAGCTGAGGGTGATAAGGCGCAAGGAGCCGTTCGCGATGATATCGCTGCGGGTCGCGCCGGAAGACAAGGCGAGGATCGAGAAGGTCGCCGCCGAGAACGAGGCCACGGTCACGGACATCGTGATCAGCGCGCTGATACAGACGGGCGTGCTGCCGGAGGAAGGGGCGGCGGCATGATGAAGGAAATCATATTCGGCATCGCGAGGATCGGGCTAATCGCGACGCTCGCCTACGGCCAGTGCCGTTCGTCCTCGCGGATCGACGCACTCGAGGCGCGAGTAGCTGACATGGCCGCGCACCTCGAGGCGAAGCCTGCCGAAGGGCGGGACGACGCCGCAGCCCTGCGCGAGGTCGCACTCGTCCTCGCCGGGCGCGTCCGTGCGGACGACAAGCGACACGACGCGCAGGGGGCGCGGGCCGTCGTTCTCGACGACAAGGACGGACGCGCGCCGGCCGGTCAGCTGTCCGACGACGAGGCGGACATGCGGCGCATGGCGCTCCCGGATCCGCTGAAGGACTTCGTAGCCGACCCCGAAGGCGGAGACGGCGGAAAAGGCGAGCGTGAGTGCTTCAAAGGCGTTCATGGCGGGCATTATACCAAATAACCGAAACGCGAAGGAGAGACCGATGAGGCTTGAAGAATGGTACAGGCGGACGGAGCGGCCGGAGGAGCGCGAGCTCAGGCGGAAGCTGAGGCGCAGGAAGTGGCGCGGCGCGGTGGCGGCGGCGGTGGCGGCGCCGCTCCTCGCGGCGCTGGTGCTCCTGCTGTTCCTCATGGCGGCGGCGGCGACGACGCCGGAAACGGACTGGCTCGGCGATCCGGACACCACGGAACGGACGGAGGACGGAAGGTGAAGAGGAAGAGGAGCAAGGGCGCGCGGGCGAGCCACGTGAAGGCCGTGCGGATCAGGACGACCGAGAAGCTGAAGGCGTGGCACTTCAAGCACAAGGACGACGAGGCGTACCGCGCGAAGCGGGCGGAAGGCTCGCGGCGGCACCTGGAGCAGGTGTACCGCGACGCGGAGCTGGGCCGCATGGCGCGCGAGGCGCTCAGCGGCCTCGGCGAGCTGCTGACGCGGCTCGCCGCGCTGAAGAGCGCGGCGGAGAGGGCGGGGGCACCGCACCGCGCCATGAATGGCGCGGCACAGGACAGGGGAGGCGGGGAATGAACACTAACGAACAGATGCGCGCCGCGCTGGAGAAAATACGCGAGAAGTGCGTGATCTACAACAACGACCTTGCAGAAGAGATTGACGCCATCTGCGGAAACGCCCTCGCCCTGCCGCGCCGCAACTGCGACGTCGGCACGGCCAAGGAGCAGGAGGTGCGATTCAAGATATTCTGCGAATCGCATTACAACTTAAACAACCCTGATTCGGAGTGTGCAGGATGCCCCCTCGATGAGAGGGTGGGGACAGAGTGTGAGTTTACGTGGGCGCAGATGCCATACGACGAAAGCGAGGCACGCAAATGAGAGGCGGAGCCGCAATCAGACGCGCCATCCCGCTCATGTCGGAGAGGGAACTTTGGCTCGTGGAGCTGGACAGCCACAGGGCGGCGAATACTGCGGCCATTGGCGGCGCGAGCAATGCGCAGTGGCAAGAATACGTGACAATGGAGAACGACGTCAAGAAGGAACGCGAGCGAAGATTCCCTGATTCAAGCTGTCCGTTCCCACGCGCTCGCGTCGATGGATGGACCGACAAGGAACTTGACGAGATGAAGCAGCTGTACAAGCGCATCTTCAGCGGAAGTCCTGCGGGAGGCAAGGCAAAGCCATGACAAGCGAAGACATACTCGACCGGCTGCGGAAGATGAAGGCGCTCGCGGATCGCGGAGTCGGCGGCGAACGCGCGAACGCGCAGCGCCTACTCGCCGCAATAGCGGCGGAGCACGGCATAAGCCTCGACCGGCTCGACGACGACCTCCTGAAGACCTTTCGGATCACGCTGTCACACGTCTTCAAGCGCAAGCTCCTGAATCAGCTCTGCGCGCTGAAGCGGCAGGAACTCAAACTGAACGGAGCGCTGACCTCGGACGAGAGGCTGACGATGTGGACCTGCCACAAGAAGAACCTGTACGCGATCAAGGACTGCACGGACGCGGAGTGGGTGGAGCTGACGGCGAAGCTCGAAATCCTGGCGAGGGCCTACAAGAGGCAGGAGGACGAGTTCTACAGCGCGTTCCTCTTCGCGAACAACCTGCTTGTCGAAGCGGAAGGCCCGGAACCGGAACTGTCGCTCGCGGAAAGACAGCGTCTCCGCAGGGTCGCCCAAATGTCGATGGGAATTGAAAGGACGCACATTGCGCCCATGATAGGGTACGGGGGATGAAATGCGAATACATAATCTGCGACAGGTGCGCAACTTCGATGCCGGAAGCCACCGGCGCGCTCGTGTTGAGGTATGGCGGCCACCCGCAGATGCACCTCTGCGAGAAGTGCGTCGAGGAGGTGTTCAAGAAAGGGGACGAGACCGTGCGAAAGCTGAAAGGCGAAAGCGAGGGTGCGGAGTGAGGCCGGAGTATGTGTTTCCGGTCGTGCTGATCGCGCTCGACGTGCTGGCTGCGGTGCCGTACGCCGTCAAGGGCGACTGGCGCATGGCGATCTACTGGCTCGCTGCGGCCACGCTGACGTCGTGCGTGACATTCACGGGAGGTGCTGAATGAACGAACAGGAGATAATGCAGCTCGCGTTCGAGCGGGCGAAGACGACGGAGTTTGCGGTCGCCGTCGGGAACTTCCTCGTCGAGGCGAGATGGAAGTGCCCCAAGCTGAAGGCGATCGCAGAGACGGCGTTCGACTCCGCTCTCGCCATGATTTCCCACCACACCAACAAAATCAAGCAACTGAAGGAGACCACGAAATGACAGACACGCTGAAGCTGACGCGCAGGGGATGGATCGGCCACCTTGCCGTGGTGCAGGACATGCTCGAGAGCCTGGAGGAGGTCTACCGGATCCCGACGCACAGGTCGGTGATCGGGCCGAAGGACTGCGAGCTCGACCGGCGCAAGAAGATATCCAAGAAGTTCCTGGAACTCCGCGAGCTGCTGTGGGAGACGAGCGCGGTGTCGGAGAAGATACTGCGCGAGCTGGCGGCGCGCGACGGATGCGAGACGGACAAGCTGGAGGGCTTGTGCGTGGAGCCGTGGGCGGGCGACGAGGAGGCGGAGCTTGCGGCGAGAAACGCGTTCGACGAGGCGGCGAAGGAGCTTGAACAGCGGGCGAGGAGCCTCTGGGACAAGGACGCGCCGGAGATCGTGAGTCCCGAGGTCGTCTATCCGGGCGGCGAGGGCGCGGACGACACGCAGCCGCCGCAGCCGTCGAAGGAGGACCCGCGACAGCAGACGTTCGACCTGACCGTGCCGGGCGGCGAGCCGCCGCGCATAAGGCCGGAAGCACTCATCGACTACAAGATGCAGCAAGCGAACGACGACACCAACACACCCGACAAGCCGGAGGACGAGGAATGAGCACGATCGACTACACAAACATCAGCGACGAGGAGTACATCGAGATCTCGTCGCGCGTTCTCGCAAGCTGGGCCAGCAAGACCCTCGAACCCGTCATCTACGGCAGCGGAGCGTCGAGAGCACTGAAAGACCTGAAGAAAAAGGCCGCCGGTTTTTTTGCCGCGATGCGCGACCATTTCTCCAGGGAGCACCTAAACCGAAAGCGCGCGCTCGCGATCGGATTCAAGCCGTGGAGCGAAGACGCCCCGAAACTTCTGCTCATCCCTCTTTGGTACTGCGGAATGCTCAAAGACGGGCAAAAGGTCGTCACCATCGGCGGGAGCATCGAGAAGTACTCCAGGGAAACGACAGACCACGTCATGCGCTTCGGCGTGGTGCCGTTCGGTTTCGAGTTTGAGGACCCGCGCAAGGATGCGCGAGCGCAGAACGGAGGTGAGAAATGTTCATAAGACTGACATACTTCACCGGCAACGGCAAGAAGGTCGAAAAGGACTTCAATGAACCAATGGAGATAATCGGCTACATCTACCGTTGCTGGGAGGCTGCGCGAAGAGCGGCGTCCGGGCGACGGATAAAGGAAATGCTGAACGCAAGGGCGAGTGAATCACTGGAGGAGAAACAATGAGCATTGAGAGGATTGAACTGAAGCCCTGTCCCTTCTGTGGAAGCAAAGCGGTGATAAAACAATTCATCTGCAATGGATGCTATCGGGCTGCATGCACAAACAGACACTGCCCCGGGGATGCGCATTCTACTGTATGTGATACGCCGGAAGCAGCGATGGCTGCATGGAATCAGCGCATCGAACCTGATACGACGAGGAGCCAAGGTGGCTTTATTTCAGATTTCCACAATGTGCTAAAGCGCCTCGAGACGGTCGCCTGGCGAGAGACAGCCTTCTCCGATCTTTCGGTCTATTATGCCGAAAGCCGCGTTTACGCAATGCGCTGCAAGCAGAACAGCCCAAACGAGCACCTCCTAATCATAAAAGCAGGAAGCGAACATGAAGCCATATCACGCGCCGTTTTCGATCTGCACAAGGCAGACGAGCAGATTCCAGCGGTCGCAAGCCATGGCAGGAAGGATAAAAAGGGTGAAGCCAATACTTGACGCATGCTGTGGCTCCAGAATGTTTTGGTTCAATGCGTGGCTTGCGAAGAAGTACGGGAAACTGCCGAAAGACTGGAAGTCACTAATCCACGATGGATTTCACGAGTGCTGGCGCGTCCTGAAGCAAAACGGCACACTGATATTCAAGTGGAATGAACACGAAATCCCCGTTCGCGAGGTGATCGACGCCATAGGCGAACATCCACTATATGGGCACAGGAGCGGGCGAGCCTCCAAGACGCACTGGATGGCATTTGTCAAACTCGCCAAGGAAGGATCGAAAGTATGAATGTCGTGCTGAATCTTCCGCTTGAAAGCAAGAGAAAGGACAAAGAATGAAGATCGATGAGATATGCAAACAGGCTGGAGTCGATTTCGGCCGGCTGAAGACGCTCGGGTTCATGCGCGCGCCGTGCTCCAAGAGCCACCACCTGAACAGGCCGGGCGGACTCGCGGAGCACTCGAGGAACGTCGTGGACTGGCTGCTCAAGCTCACGCCGGCGTTCGGGGTGAAGTGGGACGATCCCCGCTCGCCGTACGTCGTGGGGCTTTTGCACGACTTCGTGAAGCTGTGGAACTACGCCATCGACGGCGAGGGGAAGATCAAGTACCTTCCCGCGCCGGTGCAGGGGCACGGGGCGGCGAGCGCGATGCTGATCCAGACGGAGCTGGGGATCGCGCTCACGAGGCAGGAGGCGCTCGCGATCGCGTGGCACATGGGCGCGTTCAACCTCGCGGGCGACGACCTGAAAGCCTACGACGCGGCGCTCGACGCGGAGCCGGAGGCGATCCTCGCGGCGCACACCGCGGACATGCTGGCCTCGAGGGTGACCGAGCAGGAAACGCGGAGGCCGGCATGAGCTGCGACGCGGAGCGGAGGGACCCCGAGCTAGCCGAGATGGTGGCGGCGCATTGCGCCGACTGCGCCACGATGGCGCAGTGCAAGCACGCGTTCGGCAAGTTCTGGGCGATCAAGAGCCGGGACGGCGTGGGATGCGCCTATCCCTTTCCGCCGCCGTCGTCCGCGCCCCTGCCGCCGCCCGTGCCCTCGGGGCGCGAGCCGTGGCAGGGCAAGGTGTTCGCGACCAGGAGGCGTGAGGACGGGGTGTTCAAGCCCCGCAAGCGCAAGGAAAAGACGATGAGACAAGGAACGCTGCTATGAGCAAGAGACTGCCAAGGGAGCTGCCGCTCGACGTGAGCGGCAAGAAATACCTCGTGGGGTTCTTCTTCCACGTGAGGACGCGGCTGAAGCCGTGCGCGGGGCGCACCGAGCCGCCCAGGCCGCAGAGCGTGTACAAGGTTCTGCGCGACGAGAGGCCGTCGCGCACGCTCCTCGTGAACATCTTCGAGAACTGCCCCGACCTGCTGAAGCATCCGTCGACGAGCGCGGACGTGCAGCGGCTGTACCTGGACTGGACGACGAACGGGCACCGGCTGCCGGAGGCTTACGGCAGGCGCGGGTACACGTGCGCGAGGGACTGCAAATGAGCGGAGGGGCGAGATAGGAGGGAAATGCGGGCAGACCTCGAGAAGATCGTCTGGGCGGTCGCGTGCCATCCGAGAATCAGGAGCTGGAAGTTCACGCTCCTGAACCTCTGCCATCATGCGAACCAGGACGGAGAGGCCTTCCCGGGAGTCGCGACCGTCGCCAGGGAGACCGGCTATTCGGGCAAGGCGGTGAGCGACGCGCTGGCCGGGCTGGAGGCGATGGGGATCATCCGGAGGAAGGGCCACTGCGGGCAGCGGCAGAGGGTGTCCGTCTACGACCTCTCGAAGTTGTCAACCAATGTTCATAACTTGGCCAATAGTGAAGTGAGTTCATGTTTACAACATTTTAATAGTGAACTGAGTTCCGAAAAAGGGCCGTTTAATGGTGAACTGACTTCTCCAAATGGTGAACTGAGTTCCGCTAGAAGTATATTAGGAAATAAAGAAGTTAGTAAGTTAGTATGTGGCGGGGGCAATAGTGAAGTGACTTCACCATTTGTTGACAACTCCCGGAAAGGGGCGGCCTCCGTTGCGCCTTCGGCGCTCAAAGATGAGGGCGGGGAGACGGGCGCGGAGGACTACGGCTGGCTGCTGAAGACGCCTGGATGGAAACCGAGAACGCACAACGACAGAAACGCGTGCATGGCGAGATGCTACGTGCTCGGCGCGAACCGCTACCAGGCGGAGAAGTTCGTGCGGTTCAACGCGATCCGCCGATGGACGTGCTGCGACTACGGGACGGTGAACGACGCGGCGAAGGAATGGGTGGCGAAATGGCGCAAGGATTTTCCCGACGAATACGGCGCGGAGCGCGAGCGCCGCAAGCGGGCGGACGCGACGCGGACGCTGAAATGACGAGGCACTAAAAAATGATAGCAAATGATAGCAACGGCGGCGCGGACAGCGCGAAGGAGGTCATACAGGCGGGCAAGGACCTCGCGCCGCTCTTCGCTTTCGGCGAGACGCAGCCGATCGCGGCGGAACCCAAGCCGATCATCGCGAAGAAAGCGCAGCCGGGATCGGAGCCGCTGAAGAACGAGCGGCACGAGCGCTTCTGCCAGCTTGTCGCGTACGGAGACGGGGAAGGGGGCGCGTACTCGTTCTACGAGGCGTACCAGGAGGCTTTCAAGAAGGGGACGATATCGACGATGACGACGTCGAGCGCGAGGGCGAACGCGTCGCGCCTGAGACGCGACCACCCGGAGATAGACGCGCGCATCGCGTTCCTCGACCGCGAGCTGAAGGAGGAGGTCATGCTGCGCAGGGGATCGGTGTTCGCGAAGACGATCAACCAGGTGCAGGGCGTGGTGGAGGCGATGGCAAGGCAGAAGTCGAACCCGAAGGCCGCGTCGGTGCTCGTGAGCGCGGCGGGGCTGATCCTGAAGGCGACCGGCAACGAGGCGCCGGAGCAGAAGACCGAGACGACGATCGCGATAGCCCAGCAGGACGGGCTAGGCACGCTCAAGGCCGCGCTCGCGAAGGTGGTGAGGACTTCGACGTGATGGGCGATTTGCTGCATACAATTTCAGGCGGGTGCCTGGAAACGCCACGGGCCTCAAGGGGTCTTGGAAAATCGGCTGTTCTATCCCCGGCGGCCCCGTGGCGGTGACTTCTTGGAATAAGCCAGGAACAACACAAGGAGACCAGATGAAAAAGAAAACGAAAGAGACAACGGCGGCGAAAGAGCCGCAGAAGCGCGCCAAGACGCTAGGGCGCACATCGATACGCGTGGCGGCGCACCAGCTCCGGCCCGCGCCGTGGAACCCGAGACCTGAGATCACGAGCGAGAGCGTCGAGGATCTGACGGCGAGCATCGGATCGATAGGGCTCATACAGCCGCTCGTCGTGATGCGCGATCCCGACAAGCCGAGCGTCAAGGGGGTGGACTTCTACCTCATCGTGGCGGGCCACCGGCGGTTCAGGGCGTGCGTGGACGCGGGGCTTGAGCCGATACCGTGCGACCTTCTGGACGTGGATGTCGATACGGCGAAGCGGATGACCATCCTCGAGAACCTGCAGCGCAGGGACGCAGACCCGCTCCTGGAGTCCGAGCTTGTCGCGAGCCTCCTCGACAGCGGCATGTCGCAGGCCGAGATCGCGGCCGAGACGGGACGCGGAGAGAAGTGGGTGGCGCGCCGCGCGAACCTTCGCAAACTCTCGAAGTCCTGGCGCAAGCGCGTCGCGGACGGCGATCAAATAACCATCGACTGCCTGGAGCATATCGCGGCCTACCCAGAGAATATCCAGGAGAAGTGCAAGGATGTGCGCGGCGGCTACTATGGCGAAGCTATGTCATGGTGCAGCATTAGGTACACGTTCAGGCGAGAGAGCCGCGACCTTCGGGATGTGCCATTCGACACTTCGCCATGTCTAAAATGTCCAAACAACACCGGATGTTGCCCAGACCTCTTCGATGAGGATTCACGGAACCACCTCGGACAGTGCCTTGACGCGAAATGCTACACAAAGCTGATTGAGGAGGCTGTAGAGAGTGCCATTGCCAAAGCAAAGAAGAAAGGACGAGTGATAGTCAAGGGCGCCCCCTATAAATATGGGATATACGGCGAAACCAAAAGACCAACAAAGACCAATACCACCCTCTATGTTTACGAGGACGGCAGTGGTAATAAAGTCTTGGAGTATGCTGCGCCCCCACCAAAGAAAGATGCAGACGCCGAGAAGGAGGCAAAGGCGGCAAGGCGCGAAGAAAAGAAGCGCGACAAGTTGATTGCGGCGGCGCGGATTGAGGCTCAAGAGAAGTTTGATGAATGGTTCTCGGAGAGGAAGAAGGACGGCAAGTGGCCGAAGTGGATCATCGACATGGCCTTGGATGATTTTTACGCTCACGCCGAAGACGTTATCGACATGTGGGCGACGGAGAATGGCTTCACCGCGAGCGACGAAAACGCGAATGAGGTCTATCGCGAGTATCTCAAAGCGCAGAAAGAAGCCGCAGAGGAAGCCGCGAAGAAACGCAAGGAACACGAGCCGTCCGACGATGCGGAGGACGACGGACTTCCGGCGGAGGCGGACGACATCTGATGGAACTGATCGACGACATCCGGGGACTGAAGCGCGACGACGCGATCGACTTCTACAGGGAAGTCCTCGCGAGCGGCGACAGGGAGGCCGTGCGGTATCTCGCGCGGAACGACCGCTTCTTCCTCCTCGGATGCGTCATGCTCAGGCCGGACGTGCTGGGCGAGGTGACACAGGCGAAAGACCCGCTCCGTCCGACGGATGAGGAACAAGAGGACGCGCGGCGCGTGAGCGAATGGTGCTACGCGCGGTGCAGGGAGGTCGAGGTCGCTCCCGACGGCTACCTCGACCTCTGGAGCCGCTACCACTACAAGAGCACCATCATCACGCTCGCGGGGACGGTGCAGGAGATCCTGAAGAATCCCGACATCACGATCGGGATACTCAGCTACAACAAGCAGATCGCGCACAAGTTCGTCGACCAGATACGCCGCGCGCTCGAGATGCCGGAACTGTACACGCTCTTCCCGGACGTCCTCTTCGCGAAGCCGCCGCGGCTGAACTGGTCGACGCGCGACGGCCTGATCGTGCAGCGAAAGTCGAACCCGAAGGAGCCGACCGTCTCCGGCTCCGGACTAGTCGACGGACAGCCCATCGGCGCGCACTACGCGCTCAGGATCTACGACGACGTGGTGGTGGAGAGCTCCGTGACGAACCCGGAGCAGATAAGGAAGACGACGAAGGCGTGGGAGCTTTCGCAGGCGCTCGGGACGAGCGACGGCGGGCGCGCGTGGTATGTCGGCACGCGCTACCATCCGAACGACACGTATGCCGACATACTGAAGCGCGGGTCGCTGAAGGAGCGGCGGCGGCTCTGCGAAGACGAGGACGGGAGACCGACGATGATGAGCGAGAAGACGCTGAAGGAGAAGCGGCGCGACATGGGCGCGTTCACGTTCTCCGCGCAGATGCTGCAGAACCCCATCGCGGAGGGCGTGAGGACGTTCCGCGACGAATGGCTCGTCGACTGCGTGTACACGACCCCGCCGCCGCGCGAGGCGATGAACGTGTACATCCTCGTGGACGGGGCGAACTCCAAGCGCAAGAGCGCGGACCGCACGACGATGCTCGTGATCGGGCTCAACTCCGACAGGAACTACTACCTCCTCGACGGCGAGTACGGGCGCATGAACCTCGCCGAGCGGACGGACGCGCTCTTCCGCCTGCACCGGAAATGGAATCCGCAGGGCGTCTTCTGGGAGCAGCAGGGGGCGATGAGCGACGTCGCGCACGTCGAGGACGTCATGAACAACCGGGAGAACTACCGGTTCGTGATCACGCGGATCACGCGCGGCCCGAAGGACAACAAGGTGCGCCGGATCACCAACCTCCAGGCGCCGTTCGCGCAGCGGCGGATGTGGATCCCGCAGTACAACAAGCTGCTGCGCACCTACACGGACGAGAACGGCGAGCAGGCGGTGCACGACATCGTGAGGGAGTTCGTCGAGGAGGAGTACCAGACGTTTCCGAACGCGCCGCACGACGACTGCCTCGACACGATGGCGGACATCCTCGACGAGCAGGTGGCGTCGAAGATGCGCTGGCCGAAGGCGCAGGGGCAGAAGACGAGCTACGTGCGCAAGGAAGGCGTGGGCGAGGACGCGGACGGGCTCTTCTCGCGGTAGGGCCGGGCCTGTCCGCCAGACCTTGTCAAGCGGAAAATCGAAAAAAATTCACGAAGGCGCTCCGGCCCCATGCCTGCAAGGGCGAAAGCCGTCTCGAGGCCCGTGCGGCGTGCAAGCGGGACATTATAAGCCCGATTCGATTATTTTCTTGCCGTCAAGAACAGGTTGTATGATGTCCGCGTCCAGACACAAACAACAGGAGGCAAACATGGGCAAGGGAAGTTCAGGAAGCGTGGCGGCGGCACAGCCGGCAGCGGCGGCACAGCCGGCAGCGACGTCAACGGCAACGGTGACGGCGACGGACGAGCCGGTGACTCCGGCCATCGCCAAGTCGATCGCGCAGGACACCGAGAACGCGCAGGCGCAGCAGCTCGCAGCGCGGCAGAGGCTGCGCGGCATCTCCTCGACCTATTTGCGCGGATCGGCCGAGGCGGGCGCCGGCAAGACGAAGCTCGGGCAGTAGACGGCAGGGGACTGCGGCGATGGCGACGGACTACAGGAAGGTGCGAGAGCACGTGGCGAAGACCGCGCGGCGGATGTTCGCGACGTTCGACAAGCGGCGCGAGGCGCTGCTCGAGACGTGCTACGAGTTCTATCCGCTCGGCGTTCCCGGCCTGAAGCTCGGCGTGGAGGAGCTTGCGGACGGATTCGAGTTCGACGACGACCACCGCATGCTGACCTTGATGCCGCTTCAGATGCTGCGGAAGTCTGCGAGCGGGTTCAACTCCAACCTGACGTCGCCCGCGCGGTCGTGGTTCGAGCTCCAGCTGCCGGACAACATGGCGAACGGAGATGCGAGCCACGAGCAGCTCAAGGCGCTCGACGCGCTCAAGCAGGCCGCCGAGAAGACGCTCTCGGGCTCCAACGCCTACACGCAGATCTACAAGCTGTACGAGCACCTCCTGTGCGTCGGATTCGGCTGCATGCTCGTGAGCGAGGACGCCGAGCAGGTGATCCACTGCCAGACGCTGCGCGTCGGGACGTACGCGCTCGACATCGACGAGAAGGGGCGCGTGTGCAGGGTCGCCCGCCGTTTTGCATGGACTCCGCAGCACATCCTGGAGGAGTTCGGCGTGGACTGGACGCCCGACGACATCAAGGAGCAGTGCAAGCGGGGATCGTCCAGGCGCATCGAGGTGTGGAACCTCATAGAGCCTAACCCGCAGGGCTTCGCCCGACACTTCGACCCGCTGGAGAAGGACGGCGCGGACGTGATCGACGAGTCGTTCGCGTTCAGGAGCTTCTACATGCTGCGCGGCGGAGGCGGAGCGCGCACGGAGCGTTCCGACCGCCACGGCATGCTGCGACTCACCGGCTACGTCCACAACCCGATAATCGCGCCGAGGCTCGACTACGAATGCGGGGACATCTACGGCGTCGGCCGCTGCATGGAGCTCCTGTACAACGCGAGGGGCGCGCAGACGTTCAAGGGCGACGAGCTGCGCATATCCGGCATGAGGGCGCAGCCGCCAGTGGTGGCGGGCAGCGACTTCAAGGACGGGATCAAGCTCGGGCGGGGCGGCGTCAACATCACCGAGAGCGGAGACCAGCGCACCGGCATGGTGACCGAGATCTTCACGAGAATGCCCGACGCGCAGGACACGCGCCAGTGCCTGGAGGAGTCGAAGAACGAGATCATGGACGCGCTGTACGTGGACGCGTTCGCGGTGATCGACAGCCAGAAGAACAATCCGGGCGTGAAGACGGCGACGGAGGTGGAGTACCTGAAGACGGAGAACCTCGCGAAGCTCGGATCTATCGCGATAAACCTGAACCTGGAGATGCTCGACCCGCTGGTGCGGACGGTGGCGGAGTACGCGTTCGACGCGAAGGTGCAGCCGCTCACCGACGAGGACGTCGCGACGCTCCTGGACGGATCCGCGACCGACGAGACCGGCGCGATAGTGTCCACCGAGGGGGCGGTCATCAACGCCGTCAAGATCGAGTACGTCTCGCAGATCGCGCTCGCCCAGAAGGCCGGAGCGCTCACGAGCGTGCAGAGCTACATCCAGTTCTGCGGCAATTTGGCGGCGATCAACCCGACGGCAGCCGACAATCCCGTGGAGAACATCGACCGCGACAAGACGGCGCGCATGTTCGGCCGGATGCTCGGAGTGCCCGAGGAGGTCAACCGCGATCCGAAGGAGGTGGCGGCCATGCGGCAGGCGGCGGCCGAGGCGCTCGCGCAGCAGCAGCGGCAGCAGCAGCTCGCCCAGACAATCGACGCCGCCGAGAAGATAGGCGCGATACCCGTCGACGAAGCCCACGCGGGCGGAATCGTGAAAGGACTCATGTGATGGACAGGCTCGGAGACAAGACGCTCACCACGCAGGAGCGCGTCCGGCTCGCGGAGGAGAAGGCGCGTGCCGAACGGCTGCTCCTCAACAAGGACTTCGTGTCGCTCCTCCAGGAGCTGGAGCTCAAGGTCGGCGGACTCAACTACACCACGGAGGAGGTGGACGCGTTCACGCAGGGACGAGTGAGCCTCCTCAACGACATCAAGCTTTCGCTCGTCGCGGCGGACAACGCCTGCGACGTGTTCGCAAGACTAACCGCGGGATTCTACGCTCAGATCCACGAGAGGAAGACCGCTCAACTAAAGGAGACCAGATGAGACGACTAATGTTCCGGGCGATTCTCGACAATCGCCTGATGATGGCTGAAGCCGGCACGGACGGCGAGGGCGGCACGGGTGGTGCCGGAGGCGGCACCGGCGGTACTGGTGACGGCGGCACGGGCGGTGCCGGAGGCGGCACCGGCGGTACTGGTGACGGTGGCACGGGTGGTACTGGCGACGGCGGCACGGGTGGTACCGGCGACGGCGGCACGGGTGGTACTGGCGACGGTGCTGGCAACGGTACCGGCGACGGCGGCACAAGTGACGGTACCGGCGAGGACGGCATCACGTCCGCCATCGCGCAGAAGACCGGCAAGGACGGCGGAACCAGCGACGGCGAAACCGGCAAGGACGGCAAAACCGGCGACGGCGGCGCTCCCGCCATCGACGCGGAGACGTCGAAGATCGCGGACGAGGAGTACTCGAAGGCGATGGTGGCGGACGAGGAGACCAAGAAGCTCGCGGCCGACGAGCGGATCGAGCTGTCGCCCGAGCTGGTGACGGGCATGCTTCCGCACCTGAAGGCCGCCGGCGTGAAGCCGGAGCAGGCCGCGCAGCTCGCGAACTCTCTCGCGCGCGAGCAGATCAAGGCCGAGAAGAAACGCGTGGCGGAGCGGGTGGAGAGCTGCAAGAGGCTGAACGCCGAGGCGATGAAGCTGTACCCGGCCGAGAGCGACTGGAAGCTCATCGGGGCGGGCGTCGCGCGGTTCTTCAAGCCGGGCAGCCCGATGCACTACACGATCACGCATTCGGAGCTCGGGAGCGATCCGGAGTTCCTGGCGCTCATGAAGTACGTCGGCGAGCGCGTGCAGGCTGACGGCGCGGCGGGCGCGTCGAGCGGAACCGGCGGCGGCAAGGTCGCCGTCAACATGGCGAAGGCGCTCGGCATAGAGTAGAAATTTCCGCTCCTATGGCACGGTGCTCTAGGGGTAGGGGAAAAACAGAAACACAAAAAAGGTCACAAACATGGCAAATGAAATCAATCCGGGCGAGGGAATCTCCCTGAACGACCTTCGGGGCCGTTACGAGGCGGGATCTCTCCAGCGGGTAGTGGTCGACGAGATACACAATCACGACGACCTCATTTCCGACGTCAAGTGGTACCCCTCCTCGAAGGACGACCGTGACGAAGCGGAATACGTGGTGTCGAAGCCGAAGGCGCGCCACCGCATGATGGGCGAGGGCATGCTCGCGAGCGGCTACTCGACGCAGGTCAAGAGCACGACTCCGTGCCAGAGCTATGCGCTCCTGCGCATCCTGGAGGAGCGCTACCAGAAGGAGATGCGCAAGGGCGAGGGCTTCGCCAACGCGTACCTCTCGAAGCACGTGCGCCAGCAGATCGGCTCGCTCGGCGAGCTGATGGTGATGGACATCCTCTACGGCAGCCGCAAGGTCGATCCGAAGGGCATGAACGGCCTCGCGACGTTCTACAACACCATCGGCTCCGTCACCGGCGCGCCGCTGGACTACTCGACGCGCACGATGAGCGCGTTCCCGACGGCCCTCGACATCTCGAGCGCGTCCAACACCGGGAACCTCCGCGACATCTTCGCGGTGACCTTCGGCAAGGAGGCGATCAAGCCCTTCTACCCGAAGGACTCCGAGTCGATCGGCCTGGACTTCGGCTCGAAGATGGAGCGCGTGCCCGAGAAGGATCCGAAGAACGGCGGCACCATCTGGTACCTCGAGCGCCAGTTCAAGTGGGAGGGCGGGCTCAACATCGTCAACCCGACGAAGGCCGGCCGTCTCGTGAACATGCCGCTCGACAAGATGACGTCGGCGTCCGGATACGCGGAGGAGCTCCTCCAGAAGCTCATCCGCTTCACCGACCTCGTCAAGAGCGAGAAGTCGCTCGGCGAGAAGACGATCCTGTACATGGATCCGATGCTCTGGACGGAGATCAAGATCCTCCTGTGCAAGGTCAAGTGGCAGAACGCCTTCAAGGACGAGGACATCGACTCCGTCCACAAGAAGGAGCTGTTCGGCCGCGAGGTGAGGACGAACGAGTCCCAGGCGTTCGCGCAGGCCGTCGTCAGCTAACGGGAAGTCGCAAGCCACAGGAAAAGAAACGAGAAAGGAAATCCTGCAATGAACAACACGGCAGTAGAAGACCTGTTCCTCCGCGAGGAGGAGATCGACAACTCCGCCACCTGCAACGTGACGGAGATCAGCGGCACGGACGCGGCGGCGCTCACCTACGAGACCGCGGAGAACGGCGGAGTGTACAAGCTCACGTCCGACGGCACCGTCGGCGGCACGGCGCGCACGAAGGGCACGTTCCTCAAGGCGTCCATCGCCTCGACGACGCTCACGTGGACGGTGGCCGAGGCGAGCGACATCACCGGCTACAAGGAGAGCGACATCCGCGACTGGAAGCGCTGGGGACGCGACCACTCCAAGGATCTCGGCATCTGCGCGTGGCTGGTCGGCGCGGACGGCTTCACGGCCGGCGCCGTCACGGTCACGCTCGAGTCGAGCGCCGACAAGGCCACGTGGAACGACGTCGCCTCCGCGAGCGGCAGCGTCTCCGGTCTCGACCGGAACGCGCGCCTCGCGTTCTTCCTCTTGCCGCGCACGGGCCTCAAGCAGTACGTGCGCGTCAAGCTGAAGGTGACCACCCGCTTTGCGAAGGGCAGCGGCAACTACGTCGCGCCCAGCATCTCGGTGGGTCTCGAGAACGACAGCGAGAACGACATCGACCTGACGATGGTACAGTCCAAGCTGTAATCGGCCGCAAGCCTCCTCCGTTGCGCCCTGCGCCCTGGACGGGGCGGGACGGAGGGGGCGAACGTGCCACGTGGAACAAAAGGAGACCGAAAAATGAAGGCAATCTGCATATCGGCGTGCGAGATATCGGGCGTCGGCATCGTCCGGGCGGGCGAGGAGATCGAGCTGCCGGACGGATTCTACAACGACGAGAGGGTGCGCTTGCACTTCTCGATAGCCGAGTCGACGGTGAAGGACAAGAACGCGCGTCCTCCGGACATGATGGCCATGGCCGACGCCAGGCGCGCGAAGTTCGCGCAGCACCTGTGCGAACACTCGGCCCAGGTCAAGGCGCTGAACGCGCTGCGCGACTTCGGCGCGGACATCCCGCGCGAGCTGCTGGAGACCGACCGCGACGACGCGCCGACCGAACCCGAGCGGATAGCGAAGATCGTGGAGCTGTGGTGCGACAACTTCGGCTACGAGTTCCCGACGGACCCGAAGCCGGGCAAGAAGGGCGGCAAGAAGCCCGCGGGCAAGAAGGGCGGCAAGCCGTCGCAGAAGGACGAGGATCCGGACGGCGGCGAAGGCGCGGAGCCGGACGCCGGCAATGACGCGCAGCCCGACGGCGAGGGCGAAGGCTCGAGCACGGACGCGAAGGCTGAAGCCGGACGTGAGCCAGGCGGCGACGCAGGCGCCGCGCAGCAGAGCCTGTTCGACAAGCTGAACGGAAAGACTTGAGGAGAACGACATGGCGGAAAAGACGATAACGGTGAAGGTGGACGCCGGACGCGGCGAACTGCGGATCGAAGGAACCCTGTTCCTCGGCGGCACGGTCGAGGTCGCGTTCGACGGCTACGAGGGCGAAAGCCCGTCGCTGGTGCTTTTCCGCCGCAGCTTGAGGACGCGCGAGCTCGTGCCGGTCGCAAAGACCGTCGCCGACGATTCGGGCGAGGAGGTGGCGTACACCTTGAGCCTGAACACGGTCGAGGCGCGCGCGTCGTTCGGCCCGGCCGGCGGCGCGCCCGCCGTCCCGGGCGCGAAGTGCCCGCTCGAGGCGTATCTGGTCGACTCGGACGGCGAGCCGGGCGACGTGCTGGCGCGCGGCACCGTGCTGCTGCAGTGGTCGCCGCTGAACTTCGAGGCGGACGGCACGCCCGTCACGATGAAGGGAGACAAGGGAGACAAGGGCGAGAAGGGCGACACGGGCGCGCAGGGGCCGCAGGGGCCGCAGGGCCCGCAGGGGCCGCAGGGCCCGCAGGGGCCGCAGGGCCCGCAAGGCCCGCAGGGGCCGCAGGGCATAGCCGGTCCGCAGGGTCCGCAGGGGCCGAAAGGCGTGCAAGGCCCGAAAGGCGAAAAGGGCGCGACCGGCGCAACCGGCGCGCAAGGCCCAAAGGGAGACAAGGGCGAGAAGGGCGAGAAGGGCGACACGGGGCCGCAGGGAATCCCCGGCATGCCTGGTCCGGCAGGCCCGACGGGGCCGCAAGGGCCGCGCGGAGCTGACGGCGCGACGCCCGTGATCGACGCGGAGCCTACGGCCGGATCGACTCACGCCGTCTCGAGCGGCGGCGTGCACGCCGCGCTCCAGGCGGTGTACACCAAGACGGACGTGGACAACATCGTGCAGGCGCTTAAAACCGGCAGCCGCGTGATCGTGGCGTCGCTGCCCGCCACGGGCGAGCCGATGAAGATCTACATGGTGGCCAAGGCGAGCGCACAGGCAGGCAACATCTACGACGAGTACATCTGGACGTCGGCGGGCGCATGGGAGAAGATCGGAGACACCGAGATAGATCTTTCAGGCTACGTCCAGAAGTCGGGCGACACGATGACGGGCAGGCTCACCGTCCCCAACCTCACCGTGGGGTCGCGTGAAGACGGCTCTACTGTCGGCCTGAACAGCGCAGCCGAGGGCACAAACACCACAGCAAGCGGCACTAACTCCCACGCCGAGGGCCTAAACACCACGGCAGGCGGCACTAACTCCCACGCCGAGGGCCTAAACACCACGGCAGGCGGCACTAACTCCCACGCCGAGGGCGCAAACACCACGGCAGGCGGCAGTAACTCCCACGCCGAGGGCGCAAACACCACGGCAAGCGGCGCAACCTCCCACGCGGAGGGTGGCGGAACCACGGCGCTAAATCTTTTTGAGCATGCGCAGGGGGTGTTAAACGACTCGCACACCGTTGCAGGCAGTGACTTCGGCAACCCGGGCAACACGCTCTCGTCCATCGGCTTCGGAACGGCGGACGATGCACGACGGAACGCAGTCGAGACGATGCAGGACGGCAAGACCTTCATCTACGGCCTCGGCGGCTACGACGGGACGAATCCCACTGGCAGCGGCGTCAAGGATTTGGCGACGGAGGTAAACGCCAAGGCGGACGCGTCCGACCTCCCCTACGCAATGGTGACGCCGGGCGTGTGGCAGTTCAGCAATGAAAAAAGCTACGTTGTATCAGACCCGTATGAATCATTGGCGGAATGGTATATTCCTGTATCGGGAGATGATTTTGACGGCGTGCTCGGTCCATATCCGTCACGCGAAGACGCCTTGTCCGCTACCTCGCTTACTTTTGTGACGATAGAAGACGTCACCGTCACCGCGATCCGCGCCTCGCTCCCCGGCCACCTCCTCGACCGCGCGAACAATCTCGTGGACGCGACGTCGGGCGACGTGACGCTGACGCTTCCAGCGTATGAGGCTGGCAAGGTGCGCGACCTGCTGGTGTACGTCAACTTGGGCGCGAGCAACGGTACGCCGTACACGGTCACGGTCGACTTCCCGACGGGCGAGAGCGACACGGGCTTCAAGGTCAAGGGCAGCGCCTCCGCGCCGCTTCCCGCGCCCGACGCGGCGGGGGAATGGCTCTATTCGTTCAGCGAGTGCGCGCCGCACAAGATGGCGGTACGGCTCGCGCAGTTGCAGGACGCGACAACGGGAGGTTTGTGATATGCTTCCGGGATTCGCGCAGTTCTTTGAGGAGGAGCAGGCCGCGCCGCTCCCCACTGCGGCGGACTACGTGCAGACGGGCCTCGTCGCGATGTGGGACGGCATCGAGAACGCGGGGTGGGGAACGCATGACGGCTCCGCGACCTCATGGACGGATTTGATCGGAAGCGTCCCGATGGCAAACAGCTCGTTCGGAACGGACTACGCGATTCCGACGGGCAACACGATGTCGGCGAGCAACCTCTACCCGTTCAAGATAACGGGAGACTTCACGCTTCACGGCTGCCTCGTGAACGCGCCGCGAGCATGGTACAACTCCACGGAGTTCGGCATCGGCACGGGGGCTGGGCTGGAAAACGGATTTGCGTTGTCTGCGAGAGATGGGGCGATCAACTACGACGTATGTTACCGCAAGTCGTATTCCGGGACGGTGGAGTGCAAGGTGACAACGGGTACGAGCGCCGGGCAGGCATATTCCTGCGACATCGTTTTCGACTACGCGGCGAAGTCATACGCGGTCTATGTCAACGGCGTGCAGGCAGGGACGGCGACGCTGCCGGAAGGCGCGTGGAACCTTGACAACGTGAACTGCTCCATCGGGTACGGGATTTTCAACAACTTCAATGGCATGGGGGGCTTCAAGACGCACAACATCCTGTACTACTCTCGCGCCCTCACCGCCGCCGAAATCGCCGCCAACTACGCCATAGACAAGCAGAGGTTCAACCTGCCATGAACTACGGAACCGTCACCAACAACATCCTCACCCCCGCGCCACGCGCAATCATAGTCAACGGCGCGATGGTGACGAACCCCAAGGCCGAGCATTTCGCCGCGCTCAACGCGGAGCGCGCGAAGCTAGGCAAGCCACCCTACCTTGAAGTCGTGGACACGCCGCCGCAGACCGACGCCGCGCACTACGCCGTCGCGACAGGCTGGAAGATGGTCAGCGACCTTGACGACGAAGCGCCGCTATCGTATCAGGGTAATGTCACGTCCGCGCCGTACTATCGCCGCCAGTACGAGGTGCGCGAAACGCCGCCGCCCCCGCCGCGCACGTTCGACAAGTACATGCTTGTTGATGCGCTCATGAATGCTGGAGTCTGGGATCGTGTGGAGGCGTGGCTAAAGGAAACGCCGAACGCATGGACGCGCGCGCTCATGGCTCCCGACATCAGCGAGGACGAGCCGCTTCTCGCGCAGGGCATCGCGGCGGTCAAGGAACTGCTCGGCTGGACGGACGCGCAGGTGGAGGCCGTGCTGGCCGCTAGTGTCAAGGAGGGGTACTGATGCACGGCAGCGCAGGCAAGTTTGGCCGCAAGTGCGGCCGTTAGACAGATACAACCAACACAACAGAAAGGTCAGTCAATGAACGAAGAGTTCGACGAAATGATGAAGGATGCCGTTGCAAAGATGGAGGCGCTTACGCGCCAAACCATCGACAACACGCGCAAGGGGATGTGCGACGCGCTGGCGTACGCATTAAAGCACGCCACGAACTGCGGCGAAAAGGCGCAGGCCGTGATGATCATGGACATGTGGATGTGGGCATACTGCGAAAAGTGGTATCACTCGAAGAAGAACGCCAAGTAGGAATTTCCGGCGCATGGTGCGTCGGGAAAACACAAGGAGTAAACATGGAAACTGAAACCAGAGAAACCAACAACAACTACTATCCCGAGGGCATGGGCCCGTGGGGATGGGGACGCCAGAGCGCGCCGTCCACTGGCGTGGTCGGCACGATACTCGGCGCGATCGGCACGGCCGGCGTCATCGCGGGCGCGCTAGGGCTCGCCAACCGCAGCAACAACAACAGCGGCGACTCCAGCGACAAGTGCGTGACGCGCTACGAGCTCGGGCTCGTCCAGGAGAACAACGCGCTCCGCGCCACCGTCGCGAAGCTCGAGTCGCAGATCTACACCGACGCCAAGTTCGAGTCGATCAACACGGCGACGCAGGCCTCCATCGCCGCGCAGCAGCGCGTGAATGACGCGATCATGGCGTCGATCAGCACGCTCTCTGGCCAGGCCGCGCAGTTCGCCAGCCTTACGCAGACGATCCTCTCGCCACGCGCCCTCGGCCCGGCCGAAGCCATCCTCGCCTCGTTCAAGGCGAACGGCACGTCCGCCGCCGACAACGGCTCGAAGAAGGTTGCCTGATTGAAGCCGACGGGGGCAAGCCCCACGGCAATCCGAGAGGCTTGCCCCCGCCGCATCCAACCAGACAGAATCAAGGAGACAACATAACATGACGCAGACTGCAATGGTAAGAGGCCTGGCCAGATGGGCCGACAAGAACATGACGCCGAGGTTCACGGCCGGAGGCCTTACGCGGATCGGCTTCCATGCGATGACGAAGCTCGCGGAGGCAAATCCGCCGCTTGCCATGCAGATGATCTGCGCCAAGTACCCGTCATTCGCGCCGATAATCGCGACGGTGCGCGACGCGGCGACGTTCGAGCCCGCCTGGACAGCACTGACGGGATCGGTGGAAGACAACGGATGCATGACGCTGGACGTGCCGGAGGTTTTCCCGATAGGTCGCGTCCAGACGTTCCGCGTAGGCAAGGCAGACCTCGACGCGATCCGCGCGGAGATGGAGCGTGCGTACAAGGAAGAGCTGGCGGCAGCAAAGGCCGTGACGTCGGCCGGCGGGGAGAAGACGGCATGACGAAGGAAATGCGAGACATGCTCGTAGACAACCTCGACAAGGCCAGCACGCCCGCCGAGGTGGATCGCGCGATGGTCGGCGGCATGAAGGCCATGATCGACTGCCAGTACAAGACGTCGGAACGCGTCAAGGACATGGTCATCGAGCGCGACCTCGAGAAGTCGAGGCGAGAGGGCGCGAAGTGGCTGTGGGGCCTGCTCGCGTCCGTCGCGTCGGCCGGCGGCGGATCCTTGATACTCTGGCTGCTGAAGATCAAAGTCTGAAGGGGAAGGGAAATGCTGAAGATGATACTTGAACTTGTGGCGAACGCCCTGGGCGCGGTCAAGGGCTGGCTAGACTGGAAGTCGTCCGGAGTCGGCCAGCGCAAGGCGGCGGAGGGCATGGTCGAGGACGCGGAGGCCGCCGCGACGAGGCGCAGGGCCGAGATCAACCGGGCCGTGCACGAGGGAGACGAGGACACGGTGAACCGGATCGTGAACGGGCTGTGCGTCGCGGCGTGCGTGTCGCTCGCGCTCGTCGCGGGCTGCGCGTCGCCTAAGCCCGCGTACGTCGCCGCCGACCGGCACGTGACGTGCGTCACGAACGCCACGGGCGCCGTGGAGTACTGGCGCGTGCCGCCGCTCGTGATGGAAGAGCTGCTCAACGCCAAGGTGGAGTTGGGAGAACTGAAAAAGGAACTGAAAGTGAAGGAGATCACGAAATGAAAACCCTGTGGAACTGGATACGCTCGCTCTTCACGGGCGAGAAGATCGGCGTCATCTGGCGCACGATGTTCACGGCGGCGAAGAACACCGTCGCCGACATGGTGAGCGACCCGAAGAACCAGCAGGCTGCGCTAGAGCTCGCCCGCAACCTCGTGGGCAGAGGCATGTCCGCAGATCAGAAAAGGGCGGCGTTCGACGCGCAGCTCAAGGCGTGGGCGAAGGACGCGGGCGTCGCGCTCACCACGTCCGCGATCAACGCGCTCCGCGAGAACGCCGTGGTCGCGCTCAAGAGCGAATGAAGCATTGCCGCGGCGGAGAGGGGGGCGTCATCTTCAGCGCCCCGTGGTTGACTCTCTCCGCCGTGGCCCTAAAGGAGCAAGGCAATGTCGGCAAGCGATTTCCATCCTACCGCGGTCAAGGCGGTGAACAAGGCTCTCGTCCAGCTCGGGCACGACGTGACCGTCGAGCTGCTCGACGAGGACAGCGAGGTGCCGGAGGAAAAGAAGGCGGCGTACGTCTACGACGAAAGCCGCCGCCAGGTGCTGCGCGACCACGCGTGGGGATTCGCCCGCCGCGAGGCGCAGACGGCAAGCTGGCTGGCGCCCACCCATCGCGGCGACCGCTACCCGCACCACGCCGAGCTGCCGCCGGACGCCCTGCAGGTCGTCGCGGCGAAGGACATCGACGGCGCGGACGCGGAGTACACGATAGTCGACAGGGAGATCCACTCGACCCGTCCGCTTTCGCTCGTCGTCTACACCGAGGACGTGCAGGACCTCGACCGTTGGAGCGCGGGCGCGTACAAGGCGCTCGTCCTGCGGCTCGCGGCCGACCTCTCGAAGATCGTCACCGGACGCCTCAACGAGCGCGAGCTCCAGGAGCAGGCCTACGCCGCCGAGATACGCGCGGCGAAGCTGCAGGACTCCCGCTCCGTCAACGTGTCGGAGACGGCGTGGGGCGACAACTACTACGTGGAGCGGATGATGGGCCGCCGCCATGGCCGCGGCCGCCGTCCGTGCGGAATCTGAGGAGAATCCATGTTCAAGCAGACGCAGAGATCCTTCGCAGGCGGCTGGCTCGACCGCGAGCTGATGGGCCGCACCGACCTCGCCAAGTACTACAACGGAGCGTCGAAGATCGAAAACTTCCTCGTCCGCCGCCAGGGCAACCTCGCGAAGCGCCGCGGCACGGACCTCGCCGCCGACCTCACCGGAATCCTCGGCACCGGCAGGCAGCTCGGCGCATACCGCCTCGTTCCCGTCTCGCAGAGCCGCGAAAAGGGCTATTACGTGCTCCTCGCCGACCGGCGGGCGTTCCTTCTGGACACCGCGCGCGGCATCCTCTGCGCCGACGGCAAGTGGCGGCGCGCCGCGCCGCCATACGAAGCGCCGGAGGACGGCGAGGCCACGCCATCGGAGATCAACCTCGACGATTTGGTCCCGTGCGCCGCGCGGATCGGCACGGTGCCCTACGAGACGCTCGCAGCCGCGATCACGGCGAGCAATTACGGCGACATCATACAGCTCGGAGAGGACGCGACGCTGTCCGCCGACACGACGTTCAAGGGCGTGCTGGACCTGAACGGTCATACGGTGACCGTCAACGCGAACGCCACGATCGTTTTCGCCTCCGGAAACGGCAATCCCTGCGGCGTCGTCAGCGGCAGAAAGGGAGGGACGCTGAAATGGGAGGTGGCCGGAACGCACGACAAGAACGGGCTGAAGCACCAGAGCGGCGTGTTCACGATGCGCGACGTCACCGCGGACTACACCGGCACGGGCAGTCTGCTGTATTCGGTGAGCGCAAACGCCTCCGACCGCGTGGAGCTCACCCGCTGCACGCTCTCCACCAAGACTGGAAGCGGCGTGGTGGATCTTGAGGGGACATTGGCCAACCCTGCGAAGACGGACGTGACCGACGTGGACGAGTACGGCTGCTCGGGATATTCATGGTTTGCGGCGGGATGCCTGGTCCGCGGCTGCTCGATCTCAATGCTCACGAATGAAGCTGATCCATCGCACAGGCTGTTTCGTTCAGGATCATATAGCAGCTCTGACGCACGGATAATATCTTTCGTTTCGGGACGCCTGCTGGCATATGACGAGGCAGATGGATACAGGATATACAGGACGGCGGCAGACGGAAACCTGCGCGTTTACGGCGGAATCATTTTATGCGGATCCATCAATGGATATTTCGGGTCGAGAATGGTGCGCGGGCTGAGTTATGAGCGTGTTCCAGCAGTCTACATCGCCGACGGCACGTTGGAGGCGAAATCAAAGGAGATCGTCGACCGCGAGCGGTGCTACAGCTATGCGCCTGAAGGCGAGCCGAGATACACGGCTGAGAGAAACGTCTGGAAGGCGCCTCCATGGGAGGTTTCCGGCGGGATCACGACCGGGGACGCTCCGTACAGCGTAACGACGCCATACTCCGACGAGGAGCTTGACGAGCTCGACCTCTTCCAGTCCGGCGACACGGTCTTCATCGCGCACGCGGCGCACGCACCGGCCACTCTTGCGCTGGACGCCGACGCGGGGAGGCTCCTGTTCGCGAGGATGAAGTTCAACGCCTCGGAGTGGAAGCGGCCGAGCATCCTCTCGTCCTCGGAGAATGTCCACAAGCAGGACGTATCCTTGTCTTATTCAGGCAACACGAAGACCGAGAACGTCGTCGCCGTTTCGGGAACGACAAGGACGGTGACGGTGTACGTGAACGACGTCGAGAAGGCATCGTCATCGTCGCAGCTCGTTCCGCGGACCGTCCGCTACTGCGCGACATACGTGAAGGACGGACTTGAATCTCCGCCGTCGATCCCGGTCTCTGTCACCTACGGCGCGCCGTGGGAAGAGGGCGGAAAGATCACGCTCACGCTGTCCAAGGGCGACAACGCCGAGGATCCGGACTATTACAACATCTACAAGAGCGAATCGACGGGCTGGGGGCTCGTAGGATCGACATGGAGCCGCATGCGCGTGGACGTCAAGCCCAAGGCCGTCTTGGGGTACTCGTTCACGGAGGGAGCCGCGCTCTCGCCCGGTTCGGTGCCTTCCGCATTCGTGGACGGCGAAACCGTCGCCTCGACCGAACAGGTGAACGTTCTGGGCTCGGCGCCGGAACAGGCGTACGCAAGCGGATCGCTCTCCGTCGGCGAGGCGAAGGTCAGGGCCGGCGTCGGCGGACTTCGCTTCGGCGTGGCCGATGGCGGCTCGCCGGCGGCGGCCGTTCTGGAGTTCGGACTTAACAGCGGCGTGCGCATGGACGGCATTGATCTGGCGCTTGACGCCCATGCGCTGTCGTACGTGCGGAACCAGGACGGCACGCTCGACGTAAAGGACAGGAGGATCCTCTCCGGAAAGACCGTGACCGTGAAGGTCACGCACCAGGCCACCGCGAGCTACAGCGCCGCGACGCTGGTCGCAACGGCCTCCGCTACGCTCGCCGCCGCGGAGGCGGATCCCGGCCAGAGCACGTGGACCGGTCCGTCCACGCTGTCGCTCGGAACGCTTCCGGCCGACGCGCTCCTGTCGGCCGTCGATGCGCTCGTCGGCGCTTCCGCCGTGAGAAGGGTGTCCATCCCGTTCGCGGCCCTCGCGACGGGCCGGCAGGTCGTGCGCATCGAGATCAGCTGCGCCGACGAGAACGGCGATCCCTGCGAGTTCGTGATGTGCGGCCTTTCGCTGTCGCTCTCAGGGAGTGGCGGAAACACGTTCGACGACGAATACGTGACGCCTAACATGTCGATCACGCCGCCATCGTCGGATGAGTCGTTCGCGCACAGCGGAGATTACCCCTCGTGCGTGGGCATCTACCAGCAGCGCCTCATATTCGCCGCATCGGCCAACAGGCCGTCCGCGTTCTGTATGTCCGCCATCGGCGACCTCTACACCTTCGCCGCGCACGAATCCATCCGGGAGGACGACGCCATCGACGCGGAGCTCGCCGCGACGGAGTTTCCGCGCATCAACCATCTCGTCTCGGCAAGAGACCTCGTCATGCTATGCGACGGCGGCGAGTGGAAGGTCTCCCCCGTCTCGGGGAACGCCATCACCTACAAGACGATCTCGGCGACGCTGCAGTCGTCGATCGGGTCCGCCAAGTGGCTCAAGCCGCTCACGGTCGGCAACGAGGTCGTCTTCGCCGAGCGGACAGGCATGGCGCTCAGGTCCGTCGCCTACAACTTCGCGTCCGACGGCTACGAGTCGCAGGACCTGACAGTCCTCGCAGGCAACATCTTCGCGGGCAACCGCATCGTCCGCATGTGCTACAAGCAGCATCCGGACTCGACCGTCGTCTGCGCGCTCGCCGACGGTGCCATCGCGACGCTCGTGTACATGCGCGAGCACGAGGTGATGGCCTGGAGCCACCACGCGCTCGGCGGCGGATGGCTCGCGCGCGACGTCGCCACCTCCAAGGCCCTGAACGGCGGCACCACGGACGTCGCGATCGTCGCGGAGCGCGACGGCGTCGTGCAGCTGTGGGCCGTCCGCCCGGACGATCCGTCGCCAACGGTCGCCGCCCAGGCGTGCCTGGACGGCTGCCGCACGATGACCGGCGCGGAGGCCACCGCGGAAGGGGCGTGGCTCGAGGGATGGGTCGCGGTGGATCTTCTCACTGGCATCGCGTACGCCTCCAAGTCGGCCCTGCAGGCCGTCAGCTCATACGAGTCCCGCTCCTACCTGTGCGGCTTTCCGATCCGCTCGGAGCTCGTCACCGTCCGGCCAGAGCCGTCGCCGCAGGACACGATCCAGTTCGAGATCAAGAACCTCAAGAGCGTGGAGGCGCGGACGATATCCGCCGGAAGGTACACGGTGAGGTCGTTCGCGGCCGCTGCGGGCGTGAAGCCCACGGTCGCGAAGACCGAGGTGCCGGTCTCGGCCGGTACCGTGGAGCTCCTCGCGGCCGACGTCGCGACCACCGTGCTCGGCGCGAACACCGCCGACGGGCGCGTGCAGATCGTCCACGAGGACATATGGCCGATGCAGCTCCTCCTGCTTTCGGCCAACTACGAGATACAGCCGCTGTCCAACTCGGCGGGCTGACGGAGGAGAAAGGAGACCGCAATGAAGATAGAGCTAGGCATGGGAGTGACGATCGAGGAGTCCGTCCAGGAGGACGTGGACTGGATCGAGGCGCACTTCCGGGAAGGGGACAGGATAGAGCACGAGGCGCTCGGCGGAGGCCGCACGGTGATAGGCGACCTCTTCGAGCAGTGCTGGACGGTGCGCAACGGCGACGACCTCATAGGCTACTGCGGAGTCGCGATCCCGGACGGCAGCAGCGTGCTCTCAAACGACCGGTACCTCTGCTACATGTCGAGCGTCAACGCCGACAAGGCCAAGCTCAAGTACGTGAAGATGTCCCGCCCGGTCATGCGCGAGGTCGTCGCGCGCACCAAGCCGTGGGTGGAGAACTATCTCTCGCTCCCCAACGTGAGATATCGCGGCAGCGTCCTCTGGCACGAGCGCGTCCTCAAGATGCGATGCCTCCAGGAGATCAGGTGGCGCGGCGAGACCTTCAAGCTGTTTCAGGCAACAAGAAAGGAAATCATGTCATGATACTGTTCGCATTCACCGGACTCGCCCTCGGGCTGGGGGCCTCGTTCACCTCGGGCTGGGCCTTGGCCGGCGCGATCACCGGCGTCGTCGCGGACGCCGCGCTCGTCGCGGCGAGCGCATACAGCGCGTACTCGTCGGCGCAGATGTCGCGCGCCAACGCGAAGGCCGCCGCGCAGCAGCAGCAGATCGCGGCGCAGCAGCAAAGGCTGCAGGCGGAGGCGCAGCAGGCGGCGGCGGCAGACCTCGAGCGGCAGGCCGCAAACGAGCAGGCTAAGGCCGGCATCGCGCAGATGCAGGCCGAGCAGGAGGCGGAGAGGCGCTCGCGCATCATGGCGAACGACATCGGCTCCGCTTACGCCAACTACGCGGGCAACGGCCTTCTCGTGGAAGGCGGCGACGACGACACGTTCGGCCGCGTGCTCACTACGACTGTCAAGGAGGCCGAGCAGGACATCTCCACGATCAAGGACAACGGGCGCATGAGCGTGTGGGACTACAAGTCGAACGCGGAGTCGCTGATGGTGTCGGCGCGCACGCAGCGCCTCTCGTCCCGTTCGTCGCTGCTTGGAGAGCAGTCCTCGCTGATCGGAGCCGCCGCAAGCAGGAAGAACGCGAAGTACTACAACCAGGCGTCGTACATCGGCGCCGCGACGGGCGGCATCAGCTCGGCGGCGTCCGCCGTCTCGTCCGGATTCGCCGGCGCGTCGTACGCAAAGAAGACCGCATGAGGGAAAGGAGCGTCCAATGTCGGTTATATCGATACGTCCGTCGCAGGAGAGCCTGCGCAACCTGGGAAACGCGCGCATGCCGGATCGCATGCCGCACTTCGTCCCGCCAAGGGCGAACGCCGGGGCAGACAGGTCGATAGTGCCGAACGCCGTCGGCAACCTCGCGCAGGCCATCCAGCAGGGGGGCGGGCAGGTGCTCCGGGCGGCGCTGCAGTACAGCCTGGAGTCGAAGGAGCGGGACGATAACCGCAAGCTCGCGGCGGCGGGCGCGGACTACCAGAAGCGCCTGCAGGACGGCTTTGTCGGCGCGGCGGACGCGGAAAACGGGCAGCGCGTCCAGGAAGGCGTCCTGAAGGGCGGCAAGCCGCTCATGATGCGCACCGGCGACGACCTCGAGGACGAAGGCCTCAAGGCAACAGAGTCCGACCTGAAGCAGCTCTTCTCGGCATCCTTCGACGAGGTGTGCGGCACGTACGGCATCACGGGCGACCTGAAGGAGCGCTTCAGGCTGCACGTCGCGCCGGTCGACCTGTCGTGGAGCGGGCGGATGGCCGGCCATGTGGCGACCGAGCGGAAGAAGAACGAGATAACGGAGGCAGACAGGAAGGTCGAGGCGGACGAACAAACCTGGGCCAACGACATGTTCGACGCCGGCACGACCAAGATGCTCATCGACGACTACGACCACAAGCTGGCGGTGCGCGGCGTGACCCAGAAGGCGCGAGCCGTCGACGTGCGCAAGTACGCGCAGGGCCTCGCGGCCGGTATCGTCCGATCCGCGTTCCGGGATCTCGGCAGCGAGCAGGCCTACGACGAGAACATCCGGCTCCTGAAGGAGAATCCGGACGAGCTGTGGAACGACAACGCGGAGCTGGGCGAACGGCTCGGCCAGAACGCCCTGCCGCAGAAGACGGTGGATCTGCTGATCGACGAGGCGAAGATAAAGAAGGAGCAGTTCGTCCGCGAGCAGACGCGCCAGATGGACGCCGAGGTGGACGATCTCATATCCCGGGCCGGCGAGGCGGAGGCGAAGGCGCAGATGGGGCAGGGCGACGAGCGGGGCAAGGAGCTCGGGCAGATGGACGAGCAGATAGAAGCGCTCAGGAAGAAAGGCGAGAATCTGGAGAAAGGCTCCAAGGTGCGCCTCGCGGCGTTCCAGGCCGCCGCCCGGCTCGACAGATCCGCCGACGCGATCGCGGAGCGGCAGATGATCGACGAATGCCTGGCCGACGTGACGGCCAGCCGGAAGCGCGGCGAGGACGCCAAGCCGACGCTGCGCCAATACCCGGCCGAATCGCGCAAGGCCCGCCTGCGCGACAAGGTGCAGAAGGAGATCGACAGGGAGACGGCGAAGCAGACGGAGGAGGCGAGGGCCGCAAACAAGGAGGGGCTCTCGCGTAGCCTCAACCTGCTCAACGCGATGAAGCTGGACGGATCGATCTCCCAGGAAGAAATGTCCGAAATGCAGGCGAGGATATGGGCCAAGTACAAGACGTGCCTGGTCGCCGGCTCGCTCCCGGACGGTTTCGGAAGCACCTTCCTGTCGAGCATCAAGACGGTGCTGACCGACCAGGAGGCGAACGCCATGCGCAAGTTCTACAAGGCGTTCGGCTACGCGCCCGACCTGAAGTCCGACGGCGAGGTCGGCGTGACTGAGCGGAATGCGGCGAAAAGGAACTACACGGACTACCACGCGCCGCTGGAGAGGGACGGGCAGAGGGTCGAGACGCGCAAGACGCGCGTGACGGCGTCACAGCTGCTCGAGTACGGCGATGCCCTGCTCAAGACGCTCCGCACGAAAGGCCCGGACATAGACCGCGAGGGCGTGGTGGAGCAGGAGATATCCCGCCTGAAGACGAATTGGATAGAAGGCGACTTCAGCAAGAACATCGAGGCCACGCTCGAGGCCGTGCAGAGATCCACGATAGTCTTCAGGGGACGCATGAACGGCGCGTCCGGAGGCGGCACGGCGCAGAGGGCGCAGGACACGGAAGGGAAAGGACGCCGCGATGACGACGACAGCGCTACCAAGTGACACGCGCGAGTTTCTGGGCATGGGCGAGGGGACGGAACGCTCAGGCTTCGCCGAGAGACAGCCGTCGTTCGGGCGGATCGAGACCGGCGCCGACACGCCGCCGCAGGTAGACCTCGACGCCTACGACGAGCAGACCAGGAACGAGCGGGCGGCCATCTTCCGCGCAGCGGGCGAGGAGCTGTTCAGGACGGACGTGTCGAAGCTGGACGACGCCGGCGCATGGGGGCTGTACCGTGCCGTCACCAGATCGATGTTCGGCCTTTCCGACGAGGACGGCTCCGTCGCGTTCGGCAAGCGCGCGTCCAAGGATCCGCGCCAGAACATCGACATGCTCCGCCGGTTCGTCAAGGGCGAATACTCGCTCATAGAGGATCCCGAATACGTCAAGTGGCGGCAGATGGACGAGGAGGCGAAGTTCCGGTACGCCCTCGAGAACGAGACGACCGGCAACATGCTGAGGTCGAAGATGAAGGGCGAGCGCGGAACGTCGCCCATTGAAGTCATCGCCGCCGGAGACATGTCGTCGTTCGTTATGCCGTGGACGGACGAGCAGCGCGCCGCACAGGAGGCGGACAGGAAGATCCGCGAGGACGCCATCCGCAACGCCGACTACGACACGATGGACGACGACAAGAAGGCCGCCTACCGCGCGGACGTGATCGCCGACTACGACAAGAAGCTGTCGCGCCGCCAGACGCTCGCGACGTTCCTCCAGTTCTCGCAGGGGCTGAGCGACAGGGCGAGCTACCTCCTCGCCAAGTCGTTCAACGACGGCACGCTCGATGCGCAGGTCATGACGACCATCGACGATCCCGAGGAGCAGAAGCGCGTCCTTTCCGCGTTCTCGCTGATGCGCGGCGACCAGAAGAGCGGGCATCTCCTCGGCATCTCCGCGGACTTCACCGACGGCACGGCGATGAACCGCGTCCAGCTGGGGCTGTACGGCTTCCAGCAAAGCGTCCTCGGGCTGTTCACCGACACGTGGGACGTGGCGAAGGACGCCGCCCTGTGGACGTACGCGAAGACGCGAATGTCGGAATCGGAGCGCGCGGAATTCTTCAAGTGGTGGGACGCCCAGGCCCGCGCGGAACAGGCGATGAAGCAGGAGCTCCCGGAGGCGGAGGGGTTCGTGGGCGAGATGTTCCAGGGCTTCGCCGAGAACTTCCACTGGTTCATCCCGTACACTCTGCTGATCGACAAGGGCGGCAAGATCGCCAAGGGCGCGCGCGCCGCCATGGCCAGGGCGGGGCTGCAGAAGGAGGTCGCGGAAACAGTGCTCGCAAGCGCCAAGGCGGGAGCCGAGGCGTCCCGCGCCCGCTGGCTCGCCGACGTGGAGGGCGCGGTCAAGGCCGGCAAGGGCGCGCGGAAGGTGGGTGATTTCGCGTCCGCGATGGCCATGAAGCGCCAGCTTGCGGCGGTCGAGCAGTACACGGCGGCGCTCCGGGAGATTCCGAAGGCCGTCAAGGCGGCGAGGTGGAAGGACGCGGCCGGTGCCGGGATGTGGGCCGCCGGCGAGGCGTCGGCCTTCAGCGCGTTCGCCTCCGAGTACATATCCGCGGCCGACGCGGCGGGCATCAGCCGCGAGGAATCCGTCATGTCCGCCGCCATGGTCGGCCTCATAAACGCGTGGGTCGAGCGCATGTACGTGCCGGGGATGGAGTCGACGCTATCGCCCGCGCAGCTGAAGTCGATGATGTGGATATCGGGAGTGCGCGCGTTCCGCTCCGACGGCGCGGCGGGCGTCCGCAAGTGGCTCGCGAGCCGCTTTCCCAAGGACGCCGCGCAGATGGTCAGGGTGTCCGTGTCCGAGACGCTCGAGGAAGGCCTGCAGCAGATGGCGATCGAGCACGGCAAGGCGTTCGACGAGATATGCCAGAAGCTGAGGAAGAACGGACAGGCCACGCTCGCAAACGAGTGGAGCGCGTTCTGGGAAAGCATGGCCAACACGCTCCCGCGGGACTACGCCACGTTCATCGACACGGCGGCGGACTCGCTGGCCTCGTCCGTCGGATTCGGCGTGACGTCAGTCGCGAACATGAAGGCGCGCCAGCACTTCCACAACGTCATGACGCGCCACGCGAACCGGCGCGCCGGAGCCGAGGCCGCCGACACCATGCTCAACCTCGTCCGGTGGGGCGAAGACCCGTCACGTGCCATCGACTACGACGCTGGCGTCGTGGACATGATACAGCGGGCGGCAAACGTCCGCAGCGCCATGGAGAGGCACTGGCAGGGCGAGGGCGGCGAGGCGCAGGAGAACCCGCACCGGTTCGAGGAGGCGATCACGGCGGCGCGCCGGGCGTTCCGCGACCCGCAGACAAGCGACGTGGTGGGCGAGGTCGCGAAGGCGGCAGGCCTGGACGCGAAGACCGCCGAGGTGCTTACGCAGTACCTGCGGACGGAAGCCGAGGCGGCGGCGTTCTCGCCTACCGTCCGCGCCCTGACGTCGCTGGACATGTCGCTCGCCGACATCGACGAGAAGACGATAAAGACCGTCCTGCCCGGATACGTCGAGGGCAGCTTCGCGTCCGATCCGGAGAACGGCGTGTACTCCGGCAAAGTAAAGCTCGCCGACGGCACGGAACGCACGATAGCGTACCGCGTGGGCGACGTTTCCGAGGTGGCGATGGCGCAGGCCCAGGAGAACGCCAAGCTCGGCAGCGACCTCGGCAAGTCGTTCGACGCCAGGATGAAGGCCGAGGGGCGTGCCGAACGGTGGGCGGCGCTCGGCGACGCGGAACGGTACGACGTGGCGGTGCGCAGCGTCAACGGCTGGTCGTCCGGAAAGGGCGGCGTGTTTGAGCTGACCGACGCCAAGGGCCGGAAGGTGCGCGTCAACGCCGACGACGTGATCTACCTCGCGAGCGGACGGCTCGCCGACATCGGCTACGGCGCGGCGGCGACGCAGGGCACGGCCAGGCACGAGACGTTCCACAGCCTCTGGCGATTCGCCAGGGCATCGATGGCCGACGAGGACGTGCAGACGCTCGCCAAGACGCTCGGCGTGGACGTGACGCAGGACGGCTGGGAAGCCGACCTGGACGAGGCGATGGCGGTGCAGATGGAGCAGTACGCGAGCGGACACTACGTGTCGCACGCCGTCTCGTCGCGGTTCGACAAGATGCTCGACGGCTGGGCCGGGAAGATCATCGGCTTCTTCGGCAAGTTCGGACAGCGGGACGAGGTGACCGACCCGGACACCGGCAAGCCCTACAAGCTGAAGGATCTCTACGACAAGATCCTGCGCGGCGAGCTCGGCACCGGCGCGCTCGGCGTCGAGCTGGCCAAGCTGCCCGCCCAGCCCGCCGAAGCCCCTGCGAAGGAAAGCGCGGCCAAATCCTCGATGCCAGTTGAAGTGACGGATGCCGACCGCGCCGCAGCGGAGGCCGAAGCGCAGGAAGAGGCGCAGGCCGAGGCAGCGAAGGAAGAGCCGCCCGCGCCAGCCACGCCTACGAGTCCTGCTCCTACCGTCACCACAGTACCCGTCCCCGTCGCCACCGCCGAAAACCCCGCCGACGCGTCCACGCCCAACCAGCGGTACTACCGCATAGGGCTGCCGAACAGCAACGTGAAGCTTGTCGGACGGCTGGAGGTGCGCGACGTGGATACGGGCCTTGTCACATCCACGGACGCCGACTACCATGACCGGGGCAACCAGAACCGCGACGACAAGAGCGAGGAGAGCCGCTCGCTCGTCCAGAAGATCGGGGCGAACCCCGATCCCCTGCAGGTGGGAACCGTGCAGCCTATCGCGTCGAACGGCGTCGTGTGGATGCTGCCGAACGGCGACGTCATAATCGGCAACCACCGCGTGAACGGCGTCCGGCTCGGCTACGAGAAGGGCACGGCGGGAAACCTCGAGAAGTTCGTGCGCGAGGACGCGGCGAAGCGCGGCATCGAGATCGGCGAGAGCGTCAAGAGGCCGCTCCTGGTGTTCGTGCTGGAGCGCATCGAGTCTCCGGACGGCAAGGCGGACGTGCACGAGGTCGTGCGTCTCGCGAACGAATCGCAGAACCGTGGCTTCAACGTCCGCGAACAGGCCGCTAACGACGCTAAGATCCTCATCGACAACAACCTCCTGCCGCGCATGGCCTTCCGGGCCGACGGGCGGATCGACGAGACGAAGAGCGGCGACGCGATCGGGAAGTTCCGCCAGGAGACCGGCGCGCAGGGCATGATCGCCGAGGACGGCTCGCTCACCGAGGAGGGGCAGACGCGGA